AGGTAGGAGCGCCAGCATCAACTTAGAAGTTAAGTTGACAACTGACTTAGCTCCTACTGATTGCCAAGGAGTAGGAAGATTCTTATGTGTTTCACCACTGTCATCATCTTTGACAAGGTAAGGAAGTGTAAGGCGAGAGCATTCGCGAGCTACATCAAGGAACTGTGAACGTCCCCCTTGTAGTTCTGCGTAACGTAGTCTTGCCTTATACATTCAATCCTCCTGCTGGTGATTTATCACTACCAGTATTGAGAGGGATTCGTAATTGACTAGTACCTTTGTTGACAATACCTGAACTCTCTCTAGCACTGGTCTTAGCTTTCAACTTAGTACCTTCTTTATTAGCTTGAAGATCTTGAGTTGGCTTAGGTGCCTCTGGAGCTGGTGCTGGAGGTGGTGAAGCTGGGGGAAGTGGGGCTGGCTTCGGTACTGGTGGAGGTGATGGCCTTGATCCTAAACACATGATTAATTCTGCAATTGATTAAGAAACCACTCCACAACATCACGTTGACCAGCTTGATACATGATCTGTTCGTACGAGTGTGAAGGGTTAGGATTGACTGGTGGGAATACTTCTAACATCTCTTGTACTAAGGCATTCATTTGAATACCTTTAGTCTCAAGGAGGTTAAGCGTATGAGGGGAGGTTGACATTACTATGTTCAAAGAAGCTGATCATTCGACCTGCCTTGGTGTCAGAAAGTTCGGGTGCCTTTCCTTCGTACATCAAGCGATCACTAGAATCGAGCCAAAATTTTTTATCTAGATATTTAGAGGTAGTATTTATACCTAATGGTTGCATGACCCAATTGATAGTCGCCTTACGCAACTTATCTAGCGAAGGGGAGGCTTCCAAGCCCAACTCCTTGCATACGATTGAGTTGGCAGCGACGTGAATCTGTTCGTCACGGCTGATGTCCGCCGATACCGTTCGCATTCCAGCGTCACCATTAAAGCGAAAGAAGGGTAATAGAACGAAGAAAATTGCACGCTCGGCAACCATTGCCTTAAGGATCGTGTGATCAGGATGCGAAGTCCACGCTTCTCGGAGCGCCATCGCCTCCCGTTCAGCTTTTTCGTCAACGCCGTAAGCATTGGCGATGTAAGACAAAGCCAGGTCGTGGTTTTCTTCGTCTTTGACGTTGGATAGCAGTAGCTCCCGTGCCATTTCTGGAATGTCAGTGGCCAAAGCATCGGTGATAAAGTCTCCTACAGGTAGTTCCATATGTCGCATAGCCAAGGCTCGGTAGATAGCTTCTTCAGCTCCTTCCTTAACTTGACCTGCTTCTGTTTGTACTGGTGTCCACTTACGTTTCCGGGACATTAATTTTTGATAGGGGTTCATTCTTGGCAGTCACATGTGATTTCTGAATTTTCAAATAAGCTAGTCAAATACTCATCTACTTCTTTGTCTTCAAGAGCAGCGTATGCATTTGATTTGTCTTGAGTGTCACTCATTACTTGTAGTGAGTAATACAGTGATGTCTGCGGGGACCGTAGCCACTCTTCAATGAATTCATTGTCATAGGTAACCATATCACTCCAAGAGTTGAATGAGTAACCGTGAAGAAGCCCTGTGTTGTGATACATAGTCATTAGACCATCTACCACTCTTTTATAGTTTTCCCAACCTACCTTGCTGGCAATTTCTACGTCGCCATAGTTGTAAGTTTGTACTCCGAAAGTACCGCTGTCGCGATCGACTGTCTGCGCGATAGGTGGAGCGATTTCTGGTGTGCAAGTATAGCCATCCAGATCCACGCTTCGATAACTGCAAGAGGCGGTTGGTGCGATAGCAAAGGCTCGAACCATATTATTAGCCCGAGCGATTGAGGATGCTTGATCAATTCCTGAAGCAAATTGTGAGACAAGTTCATAAGAAGGAGAGTGGATAATTTCACCGTTGTTATATTGATCAATTGCCCTCCCAAAATCTTCGTAAGTTACTCCGTATCTTCGGAGAAGGTTAGCAAGTCCAAGGACTCCAAGACCAACTTGTCGGTCAATGGTTGATGGGAGGTATTCGCCAGTATCTCCAACGCCTGTCTTACTATGTAGGCCGCACAATCCTGACATACCTTCAACGAAAGCTTTGGGGATGTCATCGAATTCACAGGCACCAAGATTGACGTGTTGTAAGAGGCACGTTCCTCGTGAGGGCAAGTAAACTTCAAGGCAGACGTTTCCATAAATTCGTTCTCCGTTTTCATCGTGTCTTACTTTGTTGAGCCAGATATCACCTGACTTGATTCCTTGTAGGAGATCACCTTTAAACGGACAACTCTCCCACCAGGTCTCGGTGACATTGATGCATCGTTTGACCCAGGGGAGTTCGGATCGTGGAGTATTGATAAACTCCCGAGCATCAGTATGGTTGAGATCAAGATGTAAGACAATGGCTCCATTCTTGTAGATCCCACCTCGTCTAAGTATTTCATTTAAGGTGCTATAGATTTTACCGAAGCTGACAGGACCAGATGCAACTACACCTGACTCCCTTGTCTTACCTCTGAAATCCAAATCACTGAGATGGATTGCACAACCTGCTCCATATCTAAGAGCATGACTGGCAAACCTCCAGCTGGCCTCGATTCCGTTAGGACCTTCCATCTCATTAGAGACTTTGAAGACCGTGCAGCTGACTGGTAAGCGCCCGGTAGGATCATCAATCCAGTTTTGAACCCGACCTGTGCGGGAGATTAGTTCTGTCATTTTACTAAGTCGTTAAAAGTTGCTTTTTTAAAATTGGGTCCTTTCATTACCTTTCCATCAGCCCTGTAAATAGGCTTACCGTTCTCATCCAGTTTGGATAGGTTGGCTTGATGGACACGCCTCATAGCCTCGTCTAGATCCCAGTCTTGGGATGCTGCGTATTGGAAGCAAACGTATACCAGGTCTGCTAATTCATTCAGTTGTTCAGCTTCATCTTTTTGATGGAATGCTTCGTGGAATTCACTCCACTCTTCATCGATCAAACATTTCTGGATCAGTCGTCCACTCGTCCCAGTCACAGCTAAATTGAAGGCTGCTCGGAATTGCTCCGCTTGGTCGAGAAGTGTCAATTGTGTTATCAAGTTCATTTTCTAAATAGTGAATTGCTTTTTCTAAGTCTTTATACTTACTGTCCTTATGTCCAGCTCGGCAGATATATTTAATGGCACAGCCAAGGTGGTAGTTCAGTTCTTGGTCTCGGATAAAATCCCAGACTTCTATGTTTCCTCTTGTGTAGTAGCTTGGGGTAGTGGCCATTGTTTTACTAGTTGTGAAATGTTATTGCCAAGCACAAAGGCTTGCTCTTGTAGCATTAGAAAGACATCAATCATGTCTTCCTTTCTGACGCCGTCTGACTTCAGTGTGTCTTCAATCTGACGGATCTTGAATTGTTGTTCCACCGTCATCTTTGTGATCGGTGCTGGGGGTCCATAGAATTGGGCTCCTGGTTTGAAAGTCATAGTCATTAACAGTAAGTATTTTTGCTAGTCGTGCATTTTGTAGTGCAATATTTTCATCAAGGTCTTTACTAGCAAAAGCTTTGACTACGGTTTCCCAGGTATATCCTTCCTCTTCAAATAGGGTCACAGCACGTTTGATTCCATAACCAGGTGCTCCGGCATAGCCATCAGTTTGGTCACCTGCCAGGGTCTGGATTAGGTGCCACTTGTGGCCTTCTTCAGGAGTGATGTGTGTGACTTCTTTCATGTCATACAACTTGCCTGGTATCTGTCTCATATCCTTATCAGGTGAGCAGATAATATTGTCAGGATATTTTGTGGCATAAATACCCATGCCATCATCAGCCTCAAGAGTTGGCAGTATCACTACTTCATACTCTTCTTTGAGGGCATTGATGACACGTTTATAACCACAGGGTTTCTTTCTATTCCTATGCCCTTTATATTCAGGCATGATCCCCTTACGGAAATTGACACTATCGCTAAAGAACAATACCAGTTCAGGTAAGTCCCACATAAAGTGTCGGTATATTTTATTTAGATCACGCTTGACTGCATTGTATGCTTCGCTGAACTTAGATGTGACAAGGATGACATCGTCTCCGAAGTCAACTTCATCTTCACAACTAGCACAGTTCTTATATACAATAAAGTCTGCGTCAATGTAGGCTTTCATTAGTGGGTGTCCTTCCAGGATTGTCCGATCTTTGCTTCTGCATCGATTCTGATTTTAAGTTTGTAGAACTCTCCAGCTGAGAGACTGCTCGATACCAAGGATGTACAAAGGTCAGCTGAGTGTTCAGGGGCACATTCGAATTGGATTTCGTCATGAACGAATGCTAATTGTGAACAACATAATTTTAATTCATTAATAGTTTGTTGATTGATTAATAGCCAACGCTTTGCTAAAATTGCTGAGTTACCTTGAAGGCAATAGTTCAGCGCTTTATGCGGGCTATCCACTTTAATTTTTCTACCATCGAGAGACTTGATATATCCTCGTTCTGCAGCCTTTTTAATTGCAGATAAGAGATCACCGAGTCCCTCAATCGCATCAACATATGCGGCTCTGATTTCTTTTCCTTTCTTCTTTGCTTCTTTGGATGAAAGAAGTTTGTCATAACTTGTTCCGATTTTTTCATCGCCTGCCCCATAGAGCATGGCGTAGGTGACGGTCTTCACAGCACTGCGAGATATTCCTATCTTGTCTGCGTTGACCTGGTGGATGTCTCCGTTAAGGAGGATCTCTGCATATCTTCCTCCGTCATATCGGGAAAGAAAATGGCTAAGCATACGCAACTCAATCCCAGACAAATCAGCACCGACCATGACTTGACCCGGAGATGGTATAAACAGTTCTCTGAATCGTGGGTCACTAGGTACTTGTGCGAGGTTTGGGTTGCGATGACTACATCTAAAAGTTGATGTATTAGTGGAGCAGTGGTGATGTATACGTTCAGCAGTCGTAGATAGCTTCAGCCAAGCGTTCACGCCTTCTGAGATCATCCCCAATTTCTTGGTAATATCTAGCGACCGTAGAAAGAGGCTCGCTATCTCGATTCCATCGGATGCAGCTTCCTTCAGTGTTACTTCGTCGACGATCGGTTTCC